CTTTGAAATTCATAAGGATTTAGTTGAAAGAGAAGGTTTTGATCCTCAAACTGATGAATATTATGCAGAAGTTGATAAAAGAATAAGACTTGAATTTCCGCATAAATTTGATACAAAAGACTCTCAAACGTCGACAAATAAACCGACGCAAAATGTTGCCTCTGTTAAACGTTCTGGTAACGTAAGACAAGGAAGGCAAACTGTGAGACTCACTTCATCACAAGTAGCAATAGCTAAAAAATTAGGAGTGCCACTTGAAGAATACGCAAAACAAATCAAACTCACGGAAGGAGCGTAACATGGAAAAAGATAACAAAACTTCTCGTGCGAACGAAACTAGGTCTAAAACGGAAAGACCAAAAGTTTGGGTTCCACCATCTTCTCTAGATGCACCCCCTGCACCTGATGGATTCAGGTATAGATGGATAAGAGCAGAAAGCGTTGGCTTTCAGGACACTAAAAACGTAACTGGACGATTAAGAGAAGGTTATGAATTAGTTAGATCTGAAGAAGTCGAAAATGCATCTGACTATCCTGTTGTCGAAGACGGCAAATACAAGGGAGTGATTGGGGTCGGTGGCCTTTTACTTGCGAAGGTACCAACAGAGATCGCGCAACAACGTCAAGAGTATATGACTAATCGTCATAAACAACGTGATGAAGCAATCGATAACGATCTTATGAAGGAGCAGGACCAGAGGATGCCTATCAATGTTGATAGACAGTCTCGTGTAACCTTCGGTGGTACGAAGAAATAATTTTTTTGTTATTTCTGACTCATCGAATAAATTAACAACTAAACTATTGTAATAGGAGACAATAATATGGCTAATAGAAACACACAAGGTTTCGGTCTTATTCCTGCAGGCACTTTAGGTGGTTCACCATCTATCCAAGGTCAAGGGAAATATAAAATCGACGCCGGCTATGGTACTACTATCTACAATGGCGGAGCTGTAGCAAGTGCTGCAGGTTACATAGTTGATGGTCAAACAGCAGCTGCACCAATCATTGGTGTGCTGAATGGAATATTCTACAATGCGGCTAACACTTTAAAGCCAACTTGGTCGAATTTCTACCTTCAACCAATTACACCTGCAAACAGCGAAGACATCGACGCTTTTGTAATAGACAACCCAACACAACAATATGTAGTAGCAACTGATGATACAGCTGCTCAAGCAGTATACCTAGAAACATTCGATATGAATGCATCTACAGGTGATGACACTACTGGTAAATCAGAAGCAACACTAGATATTGGAACTACAGGTGCAGACAGCAAACAATTTAGATTATTAAGATCAGCAGAAGATCCAGAAAACGATACTGATGCTGCTTACAGATCTGTTGTAGTTGTTCCTAACTTGTTAGAACTACAATCGTAATAGGAGAATAGGAGAATAAATTATGGCTATATCACGATCACAACTAGTTAAAGAACTAGAGCCAGGATTGAATGCACTATTCGGCCTGGAATATAAAAGGTATGAAAATCAGCATGCTGAGATTTATACTACAGAGTCATCTGACAGAGCTTTTGAAGAAGAAGTTATGTTATCTGGCTTTGCAAACGCACAAGTAAAAGGTGAAGGTGCAGGCGTATCTTTTGACGAAGCACAAGAAACTTTTACAGCTCGTTACAGTCACGAAACTGTAGCTTTAGCGTTCGCGATCACTGAAGAAGCGATCGAGGACAACTTGTATGACAGACTTGCGTCTAGATATACAAAAGCTTTAGCTAGATCTATGAGCAATGCTAAACAAGTTAAATCTGTTGAGCCTTTAATCAACGGTTTACCATCAACTGCTACTTTTAAATCAGGTGATGGCGTAGCTTTATTTAGTACAGCTCACCCAACAGTTGCGGGTACGTTCAAAAACACTTTGACTACTCAAGCTGACTTAAACGAAACTTCATTAGAACAATCGCTAATCGACATCGCTGCGATGACTGATGAAAGAGGTCTAAGAATTGCTGCTAGAGGAGTAAAAATGATTATTCCTTCTGAGCTACAATTCACAGCTGAGAGACTTATGAAGTCACAAGGCAGAACAGCTACAGCTGATAATGACATCAACGCAATCGTATCTATGGGTATGATTCCTCAAGGATACAGAGTTAACAACTACTTAACTGACTCTGATGCGTTCTACATTATCACTGATGTGCCTAATGGAATGAAAATGTTCCAAAGAGCACCGTTGAAAACTGCTATGGAAGGTGACTTCGATACGGGCAACGTAAGATACAAAGCTAGAGAAAGATACTCATTTGGTGTATCTGACCCTAGAGGTATCTTCGGTGTTGAAGGTGCGTAATTAACCTTTTTTAATGGGGCCGCCTTAAAACGGCCCCATTTACAAATTACAACGGTGAGATTCATGAGAAAATACTTAGTACAAATATTTACAAAATATCTTCAAACTTCGTTTGAAATTGAAAGCAATAAAGACATTAATACAGTAGAAGAGCTTCATCCACATATCATTGACTTTCTAGGAAAATCTGATATAAAGTGGGAAGAAAATGATTTGCAATACACAAGTACTGTAAATGATTTTTATATAACCTATGAGGAGGTTAACAATGGCTCAGCCAAAGATGGTGTTGTTCGCGAGGAAAATACAGTTCGAGTCTAAATGGAATGAACTGTTCTTAAAGAACGGCGGAAAAATAACACCGGAAATGTCTTTGCTAGGAGATCAAATCAAGAAAACGATTAGAGAAATCTTAGCCGAGCAAGAGAGCCCTAAAAACCCTAGAGATGAAGAAGTTCATCTTTATGCTGGTTAATTAGGACTTTAAATTACTATAAACGACTCTTTTTGCCTAGGGATACCTTGCACTTTTTTATAATTTCATATATAAAATAATTACTATACATAAATTAATTCTACATAGACGCGTATAGTCGACGGCCTAGAGACTATGTGGAAAAAACTAGGAGAATACTATGGCACAAACTACATTTTCAGGACCCGTAAAATCAGACAACGGTTTTGAAGTTTCAGCAGCAGGTGGTGGAGTAACATTACCAGCATACACAGTAGCAGCTTTACCAGCAACAGCGACAGCTGGATTGGTAATTTATGTTTCTGATGCTAACACAGGTGTTGGAACAATTGCTTTCGGTGATGGTACAGATTTTATTGATATCAAAACTGGATTAGCAGTAGCATAATAAATAATTTAGTGTGGACCTTCGGGTCCACATAAAAAATTTAAGGAGAAAAATATGGGACGATCAACAGATGTAAAAGCTGTAAGAGTTACAGGGACAGGTGCTGTGTTTGCTGGAAGAACAAGATTAAGAGCTATCATTGTTGCTTCTGACAACGTAGGTGCAGGTCAAATTACTTTACAAGACAATACGGATAGCACAACTTTATTTGATTGTGATATTCCACAAGGAGATGTTTTTGCTTTTAATATTCCTTCAGATGGAGTTTTATTTCCAAATGGAATGAAAGTATCAGCATTAACTAATGTATCTTCTGCTACGATATTGTTAGATAAATAGGAGGCTAAATGGCCAACACAACTTCTGGAACAACTACATTCGATAAAACTTTTTCTATTGATGAAATAATAGAAGAAGCTTTTGAAAGAATTGGACAAGCGGATGTTACAGGTTTTCAATTAAAAACATCTAGAAGATCATTAAATATCATGCTTCAAGAATGGGGCAATAGAGGTATTCATTATTGGGAAATAGCGGATACTAATATTGACCTTGTTGAAGGACAAGCTCAATATGATTTTTTTAGAGCAAGTAGTGATGGTACAAGTGCAACTACAGTTCCAACAAATGGAATCTATGGAATGTCTGATGTTCTTGAAGCACAATTAAGACAAAACTATAATACAACTACACAATCAGATTCACCAATGGTTAAAGTAGCTAGATCTGATTATGCTAACTTTTCAAATAAATTATCACAAGGGACACCTAATCAATATTGGGTTGAAAGATTTATTGATAAAGTAAGAATACATATTTATCCAACTCCTGATTCAACAAATGCAGGAAATTATATGCATATGTATTATATAAATAGAATACAAGATGTTGGAGATTATACTAATGCAACAGATATACCTTTTAGATTTGTTCCATGTATGGTTTCAGGATTAGCATATTATTTATCAATGAAGTATGCACCACAACTTACACAACAATTAAAACTTATTTATGAAGATGAATTTCAAAGAGCCTTACAAGAAGATGGTTCTGATTCTAGTACATATATAACACCGAAAGTTTATTACCCAGGAACATAATGGCAAAATTCGCATCAGGTAAATACGCAAAAGCAATTTCTGATAGATCAGGAATGGAATTTCCCTATCAAGAAATGGTTAAAGAATGGAATGGTTCCTTGGTCCATGTTTCTGAGTTCGAGCCTAAGCAACCACAATTAGAACCTAAACCTGCAAGTGCAGATGGAATAGCTTTACAACAAGTAAGGATAGCGAGAACTGAACCAAGCACCACGGTTATGTTACCAGAAAACCCATTTACAACTTATCAAGCTGGCTCATCAATTATAAATGTTTATGCTCCCGGTCATGGTTTAACTGATTCTTCAACTTATGTATTTAGAGGTCCTTCAACAATTTCAGGAGACTATGCAGATCCAAATGATTTTGATGGTATTACTGGAACTAATATTGCAAAAGCTGCAGGGTATACAATTAGAACAGGACAATATATAAGTGGTGCAAGAGAGGCATCAACTGATTATTTAGCAACAAATTTTTTCTATTTTACAGTTGATACAGATACTGCTACAAGTGGAAATAAAAAAGGAGGAGGTTACGGGTGTTCAGTAGGACCTGTAACAATACAAGCATGATAACACATTTTTTAAATTGGATTAAAAATATATTTAAACCTGAGAAACAGGATCCTCATTTAGTTTTATATGAGGAAGTAAAACCAAAACATTGTATTGAGCATACAAGATATAAAAAATCTTGTAAAGCTTGTCAGGAGATTACTAGTTAATGGCATACACTTTAGCAAACTTACAAGATGATATTAGAAATTATACAGAAGTAGATAGCTCTGTATTAAGTGATTCTATTTTAAATACTATCATTAAGAATGCTGAAAATACAATTTATAGAGAAGCAGATTCTGATGACAATAGATTTTATGCTACATCAAATTTACAAACTGGAAACAGATACGTCACTATTCCATCAGATTTAAGATTTATAAGATATGCTCAATTAACCGATGCATCAGGTAATCAAGTATTTTTAGAAAAAAAAGATACTTCATATATGGCAGCTTACTATGATACACCGGGAACTCAATCCGGATTACCTAAGTATTATGCTAATTGGGACGCTAATTATTGGGTTGTAGCACCTACTCCAGACTCTACATATTTAATTACATTAGCTTATGTAAAACAACCAGATTCAATTACAGCTTCCCCTGGAAGCACTCAAGGAACTTATTTATCTAATAAATATCAGGATTTACTTTTGTACGCTTCTCTGGTAGAAGCATATGGATACTTGAAAGGTCCTGCAGATATGTTACAATACTACATGCAGTCTTATCAAAGGGCTATACAATCGTACGCGATCGAACAACAAGGTCGTAGACGCCGAGACGAATATCAAGATGGTGTTATTCGTACTCCTTTAAAATCACCATCACCCTAAAATAATTAAGGAGAAAAACAAATGGCTAATATAGTACCTGACTCTTTTAAAACAGACCTACTTGGTGGTGTGTTTGATTTTGATTCTGGTGGATCAACTTTTAAACTTGCACTTTATACATCATTAGCTGGTTTTAGTACTGCCACAACTGCTTATATAACTACTAACGAAGTTTCTTCGTCTGGTACAAACTATACAGCTGGTGGAAATACTTTAACTAATAACGGTGTAGCGATATCAAGTAACATTGCATACGTTGACTTTGCAGACTTAACTTTTAGTTCTGTAACTTTAACTGCAAATAGTGCTCTGATTTATAAAGATACAACTAATGAAGCAGTATTAGTTTTAGATTTCGGCGGAGATAAAACAGCGACTAACGGTGATTTCGTTATTCAGTTTCCAACTGCTGACGATTCTAATGCAATCATTAGACTTGGCGACGCGTAATAAAATTTTGGAGTAGAAATGGCTTTAGTAATTAACGATAGAGTTAAGGAAACAAGTACAACTACTGGAACTGGAACTATTGATTTAGCTGGTGCAGAAACTGGCTATGAAGGTTTTGTTGCAGGTGTTGGAAATGGAAACACAACTTACTATGCAATTGAATTAAATTCTGCAGGTGAGTGGGAAGTGGGCATTGGTACAGTAACCGATGCTGCACCTGATACTTTATCAAGAGATACAATTATATCTTCATCAAATAGTGATGCTGCAGTAAACTTTTCTGCAGGAACTAAAAATGTATTTTGTACATTACCAGCGAAGAAAACTATCTCTCCAGTTATGGATGCAACAACTTTTGTCGTAACACATAACTCTACAATTTCTGAAGATCAAACTCTTGATTCAGGCGTATTAGCGGGCCCTGTTACAATTACAGGTACACAAACTATAACAGGGACATTGGTAATAATTTAATGAGTAAAGTAGAAGTCAATCAAATATCATCACAATGCGGATCAACATTAACGATTGGTCAATCTGGGGATACGGTTACTTTAGCATGTGGAGCAACGCAGACTGGTTTTGGAAGAACTGGAACTGTTGATTGGGACACTACAGCAAAGACTGCTAGTTTTACTGCTGTAAGTGGAACAGGTTATTTTGTAAATACGACTTCGGCGGCAATAACTTTAACATTACCTGCCAGTCCAAGTGCTGGAGATATTGTAGCATTTAAAGATTACGCATTCACATTCGCAACAAATAATTTAACAGTAGATGGAAATGGATCTCCTATTGGTGGAGTGGATGGAACACTTAATCCTACTTATAATACAAATGGTACTTCTAAAACTTTTATTTATGTAGACGGAACTAAAGGTTGGTTAGTCACTAATGAATCAACAGATACCTCACAAGAACAAAATCCTCAATTTGTCACAGCAACTGGAGGAACAATTACTTGTTGTGGAGATTATAAAATTCATACATTTACAGGTCCAGGAACATTTTGTGTATCATGTGCAGGTAATCCTTTTGGTTCAACAACAGTAGATTATTTGGTCGTTGGTGGAGGGGGAAGCGGTGGACCAGATGAACAATCTGGTGGAGGTGGTGCAGGAGGATATAGAGAATCATCAGGTGCAGCATCTGGTTGTTATACAACTTCACCATTAGGTAGTTGTGTTTCAGCTTTACCTGTAACAGTTACTGGGTATCCAATATCAGTTGGTGGAGGTGGAGCGGCAACATACCCTAATCCTACTCCAGGAAATCCTGGTTCAAATTCAGTTTTTAGTACAATTACTTCTGCTGGTGGAGGTTCTGGAGGTAGAGGATGTTCAAACACAGGAGGTCCTCATTGTGGTAGTTCAGGTGGATCTGGTGGAGGTGGTGGAACTGGTAATGGACCTGGCGGAACAGGCAATACCCCACCTGTAAGTCCTCCACAAGGACAAAATGGTGGAACTGGTGGACCAAATGCTGATTCTGGTCCTTATGGTGGTGGCGGAGGTGGAGCAGGAGCTGCAGGTACATCTGGAAGTGGTCAGACAGCACCTGGAGGTATTGGTGTGGGTACAGCTATTGCACCTACACAAGGGACACCTGGACCAACTCCAGCTATTAAATATTTTGCAGGTGGTGGCGGAGGTGGTGGTTATACTAGTCCTGGTATTAGAGCGTCTGGTGGTGCTGGAGGCGGCGGTGCTGGAGGAGCTGAATGTGGTGGAGCTCCATATAGAGGAGTATCTGGTACAGCAAATACTGGTGGAGGTGGTGGAGGTGCATATTCTGGTAGTATACCAGCTGGATATGGATCTGGTGATGGCGGTTCAGGTATAGTAATAATAAGGTATAAATTTCAATAATTATGGCAAGTACAATTAAAGTAAATAATATTCAAAATCAATGCGGTGCTAACATCGCTAACAAATGTGGAACAACTATTACACTTGGTGCAAGTGGCGATACCATTACTCTTGCATGTGGTGCAAGTCAAACAGGATTCGGTAGAACAGGAACAGTAGACTGGGATACGACAGCTAAAACAGCATCGTTCACAGCAGTGTCTGGTAATGGTTATTTTGTAAATACGACTTCAGGAGCAATCACAGTAACACTTCCTGCTACACCTTCTGCTGGTGACATAGTTGCAGTAAAAGATTATGCTCAAACTTTTGCTACAAATAATTGTACGATTGCAAGAAATGGTTCTAATATTGAAGGCACAACTTCTGATCAAATTTTAAATGGAAATGCAGAATCAGTAACTTTTGTATACGTAGACTCTACTAAAGGTTGGTTGCTAGTAAACGAAGCTACAACTGCATATGGTCCTACTTATGTTGCAGCAACAGGTGGAACAGTTACTACTTGTGGAAATTTTAAAGTTCATACATTTACAGGGCCAGGAACTTTTACTGTAACTTGTGCAGGTAATCCAGCTGGTTCATCAACAGTAGATTATTTAGTAGTTGCAGGTGGTGGAGGTGGAGCTGGAGACGTTGGTGGAGCTGGTGGAGCTGGTGGTTTTAGATTATCAAATAGTGTAGGTTGTATACCTGCACCAACAATGTCACCTTTAGCAAATCCAACAGGTTTACCAGTTTCAGCTCAAGCATATTCAATAACAGTAGGTGCAGGAGGTGCAGGACCTACAAATATAGAAGGATGTAATGGTTCAAATTCAGTTTTTTCAACAATTACATCTGCTGGTGGTGGTGGCGGAGGTCATAGAGGTGCTTGTAGAGTTGCAGGATCAGGTGGTTCAGGTGGTGGTGGAGCTGGTGAAAGTGTTACAACTCCAATAACAGCAAATGGTGGATCAGGTAATACACCTCCTGTAAGTCCTTCACAAGGAAATAATGGTGGTGATGGAGACACACAACCAGTTAGTCCGAGAGGAGGTGGCGGAGGAGGTGGTGCAGGAGCAGTAGGAGGTTCATCTTCAAACAGTCCTGTTGCCAATGCGGCTGGAGATGGTGGTGATGGTTCATTTGTTTCACCTATTATGGCAGGATCTAATGGAACTACAGGTCCTGTGTCAGATGTAAGATATTTTGCAGGTGGTGGTGGTGGAGGTACTGAAGGAGCACCAGGTATAGGTGGAGACGGAACTTTAGGAAGAGGTGGTGCTGGAGGTGGTGGACAATCTCCATCTCCTACAAGTGGACCAGGCCCTGGATATCCTGGAACAGCTAACACTGGAGGCGGCGGTTCAGGTGCTAGTAGACAGGCTTGTGGTGGTCCATCTACAAGAACTGGAGGTGTAGGTGGTAGCGGAATTGTTATAATAAGGTATAAATATCAATAGGTAAATTATGAGTGAAGTAAAAGTAAATAAAATTAGTCCAAGAACAAATTGTGGTACAACACAATTAGGGGATGCTGGAGATACAATCACTGTTACAGGTGATCTAAAATCGAATTCAATTAAATCAGCATCAGGTTCTACAATTACATTAGGACAATCAGGTGACACAATCCAATTAGGTTGTGGTGCATCACAAACAGGTTTTGGTCGTACAGGTACAGTGGATTGGGATACGACTGCAAAGACAGCAGCATTTACAGCAGTTTCAGGAAATGGATATTTTGTTAATACGACATCAGGAGCAATTACAATGACACTTCCTGCTAGTCCAAGTGCTGGAGATATAGTTAGTGTTAAAGATTATGCACAAACTTTTAATACAAATAATTTAACTATAGGAAGAAATAGTTCTCCCATAAATGGTGGAAATATAACTGATCCAACAATATCAACAAAAGGTGCTTCTATAACTTTTGTTTATGTTGATGGAACTCAAGGTTGGGTACCAACACAAGATGATCAAAGTTCAATAGCTGGAGTTAGTCCTTATATTGCAGCAACAGGTGGTACAATAACTACTTGTGGAGATTATAAAATACATACTTTTACAGGACCAGGAACTTTTTGTGTATCTGCTGGAGGAACACCAGCTGGATCTGATACAGTAGATTATTTAGTAGTAGCAGGTGGTGGTGCAACAGCAGGTTATATCACAGGAGCTGGTGGAGGTGGGGGTTTTAGATTTTCTAAAACTACATTTTGTTCATCTAATCCATTAGGATCTTGTACATCAATTCCAGTTACAGCAACGGGTTATCCAGTTACAGTTGGAGCAGGAGGAGCAGGTGGTCCTGCAGGAGGAAATGCTAGTTGCGGTCAAATTGGTTCAAATTCAATTTTTAGTACAATCACTTCAGCAGGAGGTGGTTATGGAGGTAATAATTCTCAAAATGGAAGTTCTGGTGGATCTGGTGGTTCTGGAGGAGGGTTTACAGGTCCAGGTGGTGTAGGTTCAGGAAATACTCCACCAGTTAGTCCTCCTCAAGGAAATAATAGTGGAACAAGTTGGCCAGGACCTTTAGGTGGTTCAGGTGGTGGAGGAGGAGCAGGTGCTGTAGGTTCAAATGCAGGGCCAAATGCAGGAGCAGCTGGTGGTGTAGGTAGTTATGTTCCAACTGCTTTAGCTGTTGGATGTGCTGGAACACCAGGTCCAGTTCCAGCTGTTAGATATTTTGCAGGTGGTGGAGGTGGTTCTGCTCAAACAGGTCCAGGTGCTGCTGGAGGAGCTGGAGGAGGTGGTCCAGGTGGAAGCGGACCAGCACCAGTTCAAGATGCAGGAACTGATGGAACAACAAATACTGGTGGTGGTGGAGGTGGAAATACTGACTGGGGTGCGACTCCAGGCGTACCAACTTCATCTGGTGGTTCAGGAATAGTAATGATTAGATATAAATTTCAATAATAATTATGTGTTTACTAAAATTTAAAATTAATATATAAGGAGAAACATTATGGCACATTTTGCAAAACTAGGAGCAAACGGAAAAGTTATTCAAGTATTAACATTGAATAATAATGATATGTTAAACGCTGACGGAGTTGAAGACGAAGCAGTAGGTCAACAATATTTAGAACAACACAATAATTGGCCTGCACAAATGTGGATTCAAACTTCATACAACACATCTGGCAACCAACATAAAAATGATGGAACTGCATTTAGAGGAAACTATGCAGGTATAGGTTATACTTGGGATGAAGATAATGAAATCTTCTGGCCTAAAAAACCATATGCTTCATGGGTAAAACATAATGCATCTGCATCTTGGAAATCACCAATCGGTGATGCACCTGTTTTAACTCAAGAACAACAAGATCAAAATACAGCTGGGACACACTCTTGGCATTATAATTGGAATGAAGAAACTCAAGCCTGGGATTTGACAAACAGCAAAGCATAATATATATCAGGTGGTGGTATGCAAAAGAAAGTTTTAACAGAGCAAGCTTTATACTTCGGTGATATTGATATGCCGAAAGGTTTTGAAATAGACCGAGATAAATTATCAGGCGACATTTTACAATCTACATTTACCGATTCAGATTTTCCATTTTCAAGAACTTGGGACATGTTGAATACATATATGCGTGAGCATATAAATTTAGAATATGGTTTCCAACTTGTGAATAAAAGAACTTGGGGTGATATGTATAAACCCAATCAACAGACAATTCCTTTATTGAATATTGATCCTGTAGATTTAAGAAATTCACCTGATTATACTTTACTCTATGGTGTAAAAACTAATAACTGTATGGTGCGAATTTTCTATGATGATAATAGAAGAAAAGGAAGAAGTTGGGACATACAATTAAAAGATAATATGTTTATTATGTTTCCATCTACGAATATGTATTATCTAAACAACAGACAGAAAGATTCTTTGAACTTTGTTCAAACTATAACTTATGAATATATCTAATTATTACTGGTATTTTACTTCAGCTATACCGCCAAAATTATGTGATGACATAATTAAATATGGTTTATCACATTCTGAATCTTTAGCTAGAACAGGTGGTTATGGAGATAGAGAACTTACTAAAGATGAAATTAGAGATATGAAAAGAAAAAGAAATTCAGATTTAGTATGGCTCAATGATCCGTGGATTTTTAAAGAATTACACCCATATATTCATCAAGCTAATAGAGCTGCAGGTTGGAATTTTGAATGGGATAGATCAGAGTCTTGTCAGTTTACAAAATACAAATTAAACCAGTATTACGATTGGCATCAGGACTCGTGGGATAAACCTTATGACAGAAAAGATGCTAATAATCCTGAACACGGTAAAATAAGAAAGCTTTCGATGACTTGTCAATTAACTGATGGGTCCGAATATCAAGGTGGTGAATTAGAGTTTGATTTTAGAAACTATGATCCCCATATGAGAGAAGAAGCTAAACATTTAAGGCAAGCAAAAGAAATACTTCCAAAAGGATCTATTATTGTGTTTCCTTCATTTGTATGGCATAGAGTTAAACCTGTAACGAAAGGAGTGAGATATTCATTGGTCATGTGGAATCTTGGATATCCGTTTAAATAATGCAAATAACAGAATATTTTAAAACACCAATATGGATTGAAGACAAACCAGAGTTTGTTAAATCTTTAAACAAAGCATCTAATCAATATATTAAAGATGCTAGAAAAAGAGAAAAAGAATTTATTAAAAAGCATGGTGACTTTGGAAGAAGTTATCATTCAACACCACTTACAATGGACAATAACTTTTTAGATTTTAGAAACTATGTAGGTCAAAAGTCTTGGGAGTTTTTAGATTGGCAAGGTTTTGATATGCAACAGTATACAACTATGTTTAGTGAATTATGGGTTCAAGAGTTTGCTAAAAAAGGTGGGGGTCA